GCTTCGATCCGCTCGCGCTCCGCCACGGCGCCCGCCGTCTTCTCCTGCTCGGTCGGTCCCGGCACATCGATCTTTGGGTTAAACAGGTTGCCCATCGCACACCGTCTCCGCGCCGTTCGATCGCAGCAGACGCCATAGAGAATCCGGAAACAACGCACCGCCACGAAGACCGAGGACATGCGCGACGGCACCGACGCAGCTCAAGCCCAGGCGAGGGCGCCACGGGCCGGTGTCGAAAGCCGGCGCCGCAACCCGCAGCACGGCCCCATCGCCGACCAGCGAGGCGAACCAGGAGTCGAACGCCGCGTCGGCGACGACATCGACGCGGAGCCGCCCCAATTCCCACGACAGATGCACCCAGGCCCTGGCGTCCGGCACGAACGCCACCGCCGAAACATGCTTGAACCGGCCGGGGCAAAGCCGCGATACCCACCGCGTCGAGCGGCGGTGAAACACGACAAGCCAGTGCGACGGCTCGGTGAAGCTTGTGTTCATCTAAAAGGGCAGTCTGGCCCCGGCGAACCGCCGCGAGCCGGACTTGACGCCGCCGACCGTGGCGGCGGGCGGGCGCATCGGACGCCCGACCATCGACCGCCCCTCGCCCTCGCCGACAACGACGTATTGAAGGCCGTCGCAAATATCCGAGTAGTTGTCCTTGTGCGGGCGCTCCTCATAGCCGCCGGCCAATGGCTGCTTGCGGAAATGGTACTTTCCGGCCATCGCCACCTTCAATGTGCGGCAGTGTCGCGGGCACAGAAGCAGACGCGGCGCGCCGTTGTGCATCCCGGTCAGAACATGCGTCACCGCGCCAAGCCTGATCGTCAGGTCGTTGTCGCCGCACGGCGCCGGCACCACGCGCAGCCCGAACGAGTCCATCACGTCATAGGATGTTCTCTCCGACGACTGCACCTTGTCCGCGCCCTTCGGGTCGCCCCAGATACGGAACTCGTAGCCGGGAAACCGCGTGTCCAACTTGCGCTTGACGAACGGCGCGAAGGCCACCGTGTCGATGTCCTGGCCGATAACCTCGTCGAGCACGTACCAGCGACTGCCGACCAGTTGAGCGAACACCACAGCCGGATTGCGCCCGAAATCCATGCCCATCAGGATCGGATAACCGGGCACCGGCTCAAGCGGAGATTTGGCGACATGAGTCTCGATGTTGAACTGCGGCCACACCGCCTTGCCGTCGACCCACACCGAAATGCGGTTCATCAGACGCGAGTCGATCCACGCCTTCTCCTTGCCCTTGACCAACCGGGCGTAGTAGGTCGGCGACAGCCACCGCAGATTTTCCGCCCTCTGATTGATTTTGTAGCCCCGGATCGTCTTGCCGTCCGTGTTGAACACTTCGATAAGCGCCGGAGGCTGAACCAGATACAGCCAGTCGCGCGGCCACGCGATCCGATCCCCTGGATCCGTCCCCTCGGGCCACGGAACCTCGCCCGTCATCTGCACCAGCCAGTGGTCCTCCGTCGGCTCGTTCAAATCCGCCAGAACCCCGCTCCACGACGCCCAGCCGTCCGCCGGCGACGGATAACGATCCGACCGCGAGGTCACTTCGTCGAAAATCTGCTTGTGCGTGTATTGAAGCTCGTTGAAGAAAAATCCCGTGAACTGCGTGCCCCGCAACTTGCGCACGTCATCGGGACGATCCAACGCCACGAAAATAATCTCGGCGCGCACATCCCCAAGCCGCATCACGTACTCAAGAGGCCGCGAATACCGGATTTCCCCATATTGCTCCGGCGGATACCACTCGAGCCAGTCCTTGACGACGATCTTCTCCAACTCGGCATACGTGTTCCGAATCACCGCCCACCGCGTCTTGCGAACCCCGTCGACCGGCGACGGCCGCTGCTCGCACGCAAGCGTCCATATCCGGTTCAGCATCGCCAGCGTCTTGCCCGAACCGATCGGACCCCGAACAACAACAACAGGCGGAAACTTCCCGTCCTTCCCCCGCTCCGTGAACAGACGGCACAACTGCTCCCCGTCCGGCTCGAATATCTTCCGCCCGTCCGCCGTGAACCGAACAGCCGCCCGTTGCTCAGACATCCGTGTGTTCACTCTCCGACATCATCCGGTACGCCAGCACATGAACCGCCGAATGAAGAGGATGGAAATAATCCGTCGCTGAAAACTCCGTCAGGGTCGAACCATCAAACTGGACCCCAGCAAGACCAATCCCGACAAGCTCCCCACGCCGCGCTCGCTCCAACCAAGCCTCCAACTTCTCGACAACATTCTGCCGAGCCTCGGCAGGCCGCACGCGACCCTCAATGCTCACAAGCTTCGCCATCGCAAACCTCCAGAATTTCCCCACGGAAAATTATGCCGAAAAATATTCCGGCCAAAAAAAACAGGAAAATCGCGCGGGGGGAGGACGTGTACATGAGCGAGCGCCCCATTTTACCCCCCCCCACCCCTTCGCCCGCAAAGCGCGGAAAACCGGGCGATTTCGGCACGTTGCATCGGCTTGCGCGGAACGATGCCATGCGATCGCAATGGCTTACCCTGTCTCATCGCCTGATGCGCTATCAGGCACCGTGGTCTCGTGCACCTCGATCACCGTCTCGTCTGCCTCGCGACCGGCGCGCTCGACGTTGATCTGCACAACCACGCCGGGCTGCACGCGCTGGCCGTCGCTGCGCACGTCGCTGTCGCCCAGCCCGTCGAGGTAGCGAATTGCTTGGATTGCCGCCGTTTTGTTGTCGTCCTGGTCGCGAATCTCTGCCGCGCGATGGATGTTCCGCGCGCTCGCGTAAGTCCGAAAGACCTGCTTCTGCTCACGGATGTATCGCATGACGTGGGGCCGTTCGAGGGCTTTGCGCATCCACTTGCCGTCGTAGGCTACCGCCTTTGCGGCGTCGGCCCACGGGACGCCTTCCCAGACCATGAGGTCGAGGGCTTTCTTGAGCTTTCCGCCGACTTCCTTACCGCTGCGCGCTGCCGGGACACGAACCTTTGAGGTTTGGGGCGGGCCGGCTGGCGGGTCAAGGTTATCGCGGGTGAGGCTAGCGTCGGACATGGCGGGGAGAATGCTGGCGGGCTGGCGGTTGGTGCAACGCACCGGCTGACGGGCCAGTCGCTTGCTCGGCTTGCCTCGCTGCGCTGGGTCCTCGCGCGGCTCGCTTGGAGTGCTCGCCGTGCTGCGGTCGGCTTGGAGTGTGGGGAAGTCTTTGAGGGGTGTGCCGCGCGCGAGGATGCGCTTGTGTGGCGTTGGCTGTCTACGCACCGGAGTTTATGTGGCGGGAATGGCGGGTTTCGGCGGGTTGCGGAGATGTCGACCAAGTTCCGGTGCGTTGGCCGCCGGCCATGCGATGTGTGAATATCACACATGGACGGACGGCAGGTCGAGCGCGCGCGCAAGCGGTTAGGACTGAGCGTCGATGAGTTGGCGGCGCGCTGCCACGTCCAGCGCTGGACGGTGTGGCGGTGGAGCCGCGACGGCGTTGACGGCCCGGCCGAAGCGCTTATCGAGCTGCTACTCCACCTGCATCAAGGACTGCACGCGATGAGCGGACGCGATTTCGACAAGGCTAGGCGGCGGGACAAGGCGCGTCGGGGCAATGTGGCAGCGGCGCCGGGCAGTCTGGCGGCACAGGTGAACGCGATCGCGCGCAAGCCGCGCAAGCCGGCGCGCTCGAAGGCGGCGGCGCGCGAGGCGGCTGAAAAGGCCGTGGCCGATTACGAGACGGCTGGCGGTGTCGTCAAGCGGCTTCGCTCGCCCTAGCGCTCGCCCTGTCGATCAGCCGCCGGATCATTTCGCTCGCCGACGGCACGTCAGTCTCGCGACGGCGCAGATCGTCAAGCTTGCGGCGGGTTTCCTCGTAGACTCGGAGCTGCAGGTATCTATCCTTTGCCATGCCCCGTATATAGCGAGCCGAGTAAAAAATGTCAAGCGTTGCATTTTCCTGTTGACATCTCGGAAAGTGTCACTACATTTGTAGGCATAGGCACAAGGAGAGAGACGATGATTATAGAACTTTCCCGCCAAGAGCGGCTTTCGATTTGCGATGCCATTAACCGCGAATTGAAGCGGATGGCGGCTGACTATGCAGCATCTTGTGACCGCAAGATGCCTAACATGGTGCTATTCCACGAGCACGGCTTGCTCACGCGCCTCCGCGACAAGGTGCTGACTGGCAAGAGCTATGCTGAACAGGACGCCGAAGACGGCGCAGTTGCCGAGGCTTCCGAGCGCGCCGGCCTGCGTCTCATGGGCGCGGGGCCAGTCGGCGTAGTTGATCTGGCCTAGCCTCCCGCCCTGCCGGTCCACGGGCCGGCAGTACCGGAAGCTAGAGAGGAGAAACGGGCATGAAAATCACGATCCGGTTAGATGGCGATGCGGCAAAGCAGATTGCTCGCAAAATTGCCTTTAACTATGCCTTCCTGTCCATTCAGTCTGGCCTAACCTCAGATGGCACCGTGAATGCTCCATGGTTCGATTACGGCATTAAGTCCATGGTGTTGGCTCACAAGAAATGGCTGCGCCGTGTTGACCGCGAGCGAATTTCCTATCGCCGCGCCTTGGCATCTATACTGCCGAGCGTCCCGCCACCCCCGGAAGTCGAGTGGCGTTCGTTCACCGCATCGAACGGGAAAACGTATCCTGTCGACTACGTACCCAAGCGCGCGATTGAAGCCGCGCGGGGCTATGCCGATCAGGTTATGAAATCCCTCGCATAGGCACAAGGAGAGAGAGACAATGGCGCCAATAGAAACACG